TTCAGACGATGTTCCTGCCGGCACACCCGCTGCTCTTGCCAAAGCCAAAGCTGCCATGGAGGCAGCCCGTCGTCGCCAGAAACGCGAGGCGGCCAATCATTTACACCAGCGTGCTACTGACAATCGTAGCCCCGTGTCGAGTGAGCCCACGACTGTTGATGGTGTAGCACACATCAACTTTTTTGGAGTGTTGGCTGAGGAAGTGGAGGGCACTGACGGTGGAGCGTCAGGCGTTACGGACCCAGAGAGTATGGAAACTCCTCTGGCTCCAACACCCCCCCCATGCCAGGAAGTCTGGTATGTTTGTGACGAAGGCGTGGTCTTGGATGGTGGCCAGCTGTTGCATAGTGATGGGTATAACACAATTCCATCTGGAACCAGGTTGCCGGAAGTGGTTGCCATGATTCCGGGTTGTTATACCACCCTAGGTGGAAAAGGCGAAACCACCCTCACTGAGCCTATATTGGTTCGTGAGGACTTGCCTGAGTTTGCAAATGGTAGTGACGCGTTTCGGGCGACAAGTTTTGTTGTCTTCGTTCCACTGCTTAAGACTCTCCGCCGTAAGCTTGCTGGCAAACAGGGACCTAATACCCCTGCCGCTGCCAGCTCGTTGGCCCAGAAGGACTGGCCCCACATAGAGAGTGTATTTGTGAATGACACTATTCTGTACTTTGTTCGGCACAACGAGTACATTTTGAGTAAGACCGTCAAAGGCAATGCAGACGCTAGGCGCCTGCTAGGTTTGCCTGCGATCGTTGACCATTTAATGGACAACGAGGTGTATGAGCTCTCTCTTGTGCATGGTGAGACGGCAGTCTCGCCTGGGTCCGCCTTTAGGGTGAACGCATGCGATTGCGAGGCCCCCAAGGATTACCCACTGCGCACTGACTTTATTGTCACACGCGCTGAGGGTACCACTTGGGATTCCTGCGTCGGCCGCACTCCGGTTGTTGATGACACGCCTTTTGGCTTTGAAACAACCCATGGTGCTGGCCCACGTTGGTATCGGACTGAGTTTTTTGGTTACCGCACAACCACTGGAGCTGCTTTTGTGCAGTATGATGCTAATGGCGAAAACGCCGCCGCTGGCCTGAAACGGCTTGTCGGCGCTCGTGCTGACCAGGATGCTCTCCAGTGTTCTCAACAGAGTCTTGTTGCGGCTATGACTCGGACTATCACGCAAGGGTGTATGCCGGCAGTAGACATGTCGGTGTATCAGAAGGTGTTGCGGACACTACACACCACAGATGAAGGTGTGACGTCTCGGCATGGCTTAGAGCTATTGCCTTATAGTAGGAGAAGGTTTTTCAATCTCCCAACTGCGTGCCGCAGGTTGGGGGATCAGATCTTCAATGAGGTGCAGAGTGCCATCAGCAGATATCATCTGTCGCTGATAGAGTCCTGTACCCGTAGCACAATTCAACGTGTCATGGACACCACATACACCACAGCCAACTGGGTTTACCAGCATACCTTTGGTAATATGTTGGAATTCATGGCCCCAGAGTTTCAGCGTGTATCGAACGCTGCGATTCCTCACCGCGCCCAGCGTCTCCGCCAGGAGTATGTATCCGGGGTGCTTACACATATTGACAGTGACATCATGGTTCGAACCCTTGATGCTAAGGTCAAAAATGAGACCGCGAAGTACGGTAAAGCTTCCCGGTTGTATGTGAGTTATGGGGCAGGATGCATGTTTGAGAACGCCCTCCCAGATTACTTGAAGAAGTGTATTATGGGCTGGCATGTGCTACCAACCACCAATGGGCTGACCGGAGCGATCTGTGTTATAGCCTGTACTAAGACCTCGGAGATCGAAGCTATCATCGAGGCAGCCTTCTCATCGGTCGGTGCTCCGGACAGCTATTTAGGGATAGCTATGTCCGACGACATGATTGAGATGGTTAATTTTGGGGGTGTAGTTTGTTCCGCGAACACCGATGTGGAATCAAACGACTCCTCGAATGGGGCTTACCCGTTCATGGTTTATGGTATGTGCCTAGCTAGCTTTAATGCTACTAGAGCATGCGGGATTTTGAGGCAGTTGATGGAGCCCATCGTTCTGCGCAATCCTTCCAACCGAGCTGAAGTGCTCACCGTGAACATGGTTGGCCCTTTCGAGGGCTCTGGTACTGTTGCAACCACTGGGGTTAACAGTATCAACTCGGCTGGTACATGTGTAGGGACTTTTATGTACCTGGGCTATGTCGAGAGGAGCGCCGAGGGATTTTGTGAGGCCATACGTGCGGGAGCCGCCGCATGTGGGCATTCCTAGTCCATCGAGATGGTTGGGGTTGGTGGGTGGGAGAGGCCAGGAACACAATTCCTTAAACGCTCCCCGCTCACATGCACCCACCCATCGGGAGCAGTTGCCACCAAGATGGTTATGAACCTTGGTTGTATACTGCGTAATTTCGGGAAGATCGATGGGGATCTTACCGCAATCCACTTAGGGGTGACGAACTTGCAGTTTTCTATGATGACTGACAATGAGCGAGCCCACCGCTATTGGTCCTCTGTGGTTCGAGGACTCAAGCATTCCCCATCGTGCCCGATTATCCGGGCCCTCCGAACTCGCTTTAACCATAGCGCGGCCCAGGATCTTGCTGGATACAAGAACCTGGAGGATGACGAGGACTGGTCCCAGTGGACTGTAGACACCATAGATTTGTGTGCCAGGTATGACTGCTCTGATGAGGAGATAACGGAACTGGCCGCATTGATTTCTAACACTCGTGTGGGGTATTCTTACTCCTGCGTGTTGCTGGATAAAATCTATGCCGTGGACTATGGACTGACACCATAGAGTACCCTTACTTCATTCTTAAGGGTGTGATTGTCATCACGTGACGCTTTTTTTTTAGCGATGACCGGGGTGGCTCCCCACTTGCTCCAGCTATTTTATGTAGCTGGAGCGTGGTGCATTTATGTGCCTTTAAGTAGTTGTTCTTATGAACATCGACAAATAATTGGCTTATGAACTTGTAGCCATAAGGTGGTTCGAACACCA